GGTTTTCGTGGTTAGTGCACCTGCATTAAAACCGCCCCATAAAGCGGGCAGGCGTGGCGGGGATAGCATTGCGCGCTGGCGGTGTTATTGATGTATTCGCAGATCGTCTGAGGGCGTCGTGGCGCTGATATGCGCGTGCGGATGAATGTTGATGTGTCTTTGTGCCTCGGTAGCCTGCTGTCACCTGCGGGGCGCGTATCGCAGGTATAAAAAAGCCGCCAAGCGGCGGCGATGGTTTAGCTTGATGGGTTACTTGTTTTTCGGCAGTTCGTAAGGCTTAAAACGTACTACCTCCTGACCAATCCAGTCGTTAACCTCTTTGATCCGCTCCTGTAGTGGCGTCAGTTCGTTACGCACAAACACCTGTGCGGCTTTGACTACATCACCGAATCCGCCGGTATTGTTGGGGAGCACGCCCATCATCTGCGGCGGCACGCGGTGCGCACTGAGCAGGTCGTCGCGGGTGGCGTTCTTGATGTTAAAGAAATCGTCTTTCGTCGCCACCTCACTGAGCGGCACAATCTTGATCCCGTCTGGCTTACCATTAGGAGCGTAGAAAAACAGGTTCTTAAAATTCCCCAATCCTTTCGAGCTGCGCATCGCTTCCCGCAGTGCCTCAACATCGGTATTACTTTGCGCTGCGTCAGTGACATACATGATGTAACCAGCGTGTGCGCCATTCTGGTAATACTTGCGGCGGAACAGCGTCGCCGATTCATTGAGCCACGCCGAGTTAAGCGAGCTCATATATTCTGGCAGGCCGTACAGTTCCTGATTGATATCCGGCTCAATCAAATGGAACACCGAACGTGGTGCAAAGCGGTGCGGTTCTTTGAAGGATTGCACGAACCAATAAACCTCCTCCTCAACGCCCCGGCGGGTATATTTCGCCGGTGAGCATTCGAGTCGCAAAATATCCCCCAACTGATTAAACCGTTTTTCTAAGAAGGCATTACCAAAGACTAGATAGTCCAATACATAGCGGCTAAACACCTGCTGACTCAATAGCAGATGTGGGATAAAGGTACTGGCAAGAATATTGCGCTTTACGTAAATCGGTGAGCTGTGGTGAACGGCGGCGCGCAGGCTTTTTGCCAGCCCGGCAAAGCTAACCGGCGGCTCTATCCATCTGCCGTTACCAATGCATTCGGCATAGTCGAGAATGTCGCGGCGATCCAATACCGCTGAGGGTTCGCCAAAGGTAAACGCCTGCATTGCCTGGTTAGGCTTTTGCGTCATGGTTACCGCTTTGGCGCGCTGGCCTTTGCGTTTGCTCATCAGTTAAATTCCAGAATGGATGGGGTAACGTTGCCGTTTCCAGCGGTGAGAGGTTCGTTAATCATGGCGTGCATCGCCGCCCAAGCGATATCGGCGTGGCTGACTTCCTCGCTGCGACTGGCCTCATAGGTGGCGCTGCGGCCACTGGCGGTCATGGTTTTGCGGATTGCCATAAACGACAGCGTAATGTCGGTATAGCTGATGTCGTATTCCAAGCGACCGGTGGTAATCAGGTCTTTTGCTTTTAGCACCATGTTGGTTTTTACCTCGGCGCTATAGCGAATTTCTCGTGCTGCCGGGAAGAAATTGCGCACCAACTGATAAACCCCTTGCCCGATGCCGGTGGCGTCGATCCCGATGTATTCCACGATATATTTTTCAGTCAGTTTTTTGATGGATTCGGCCTGATCGGCGAAGTCCATGCCTTTCCATTGGTGACGCTCCAGAATGCGGAACTTGCCACCCGGTACCAATGGCGGAGCCATAACCACACAGCCAGCACTGTCGCCGGTGTGCGATGGGTCGTAACCGATCCACACCGGGCGATAGCTGAATGGTCGGTCGGAGAACGGCGCGAAGTCTTCCCATTCCACCAAAGAATCGACCATGCAGGCTTGCAGCTCCTCAAACGGAAATACCGAGGCTTTATCATCCACAAACTCACACAAGAACAGATTGCGGAAGTCGGCGGCGCTGTTTTCACGTTTCAGTTCATCAATATTGAAACGGTCACATCCCCCGGCGAACGCGTCCTCAATGGTGACAATTTGTCGCCACTGACCATCGCCACACATTGCACCAGCGGCTAGTGCGCGATGGCTGATATCCAGTTCAATACATTCGCTTTTATCCTGACGGCCTTTGTTGAATAGCTCCCCTGACCAGAACGGATACGCGCCGTGGGCGAGACTGGACGGTGTCGAGAAATAAGTGGTGCGTAGGTGTTTTTGTGAGGCCATGCCCGAAGCCACTTTGCGCAGTTTTTGGAAGTTGGGAATCCAGAAGTATTCGTCCACATATAGATCGCCGTTGTGGCTCTGCGCAGTGTTGGAATTGGTGCCGAGGAAAATCAATTTTGCGCCGTTGTTGCCGAGCACAATAGGGTCGCCAGTCAGCTCGACATCAACCTCACGAGCAAAGTTGATGATGTATTCACGGAATACATAGGCTTGGGTTTTACTGGCGGAAAGAAAAATTTGATTACAGCCACTTTCCAGCGCTTTGAGTAACGCCTCGCGGGAAAAGAAATAAGTTGCCCCAATCTGGCGCGATTTAAGAATATCGCGGATACGGTGTTTTAAGCCCATGTCATACCAATGCTTTTGATAGGCATAGGATTGTTTGAAGAAAATCGCTTTGAGTTCGGCAATGGCTTCCTCGCTGAAAGTGTTCTTTCTCGGTGCTTTACGCTCGCCCTTGTTGCGGTTGCGCACATTGGGATTGAGATCGGCCTCGTTGCCGGTTTGGCTGTAGCGGTTAACCCGTGCAAGGCGTTCAATCTGGCGACCTAACAGGTCGATTTCTTTGTAATCACTACCCTCTTTTTTAGTCTTGGAAATCAACTGAATCAGCCGGGATTCAATACTATTTTCTACCCGTGAGATCGGATGAATATCATCCCATTTATCGCGGCGTTTCCAACTGTCCACGGTGGGTCTTTTGATACTGAGAGTTTCCGCGATTTGGCGTGATGAAAAGCCTTGCCAATAAAGCAATGCGGCCTGTCGTCGCGGGTCATGCATTAGAGAAATATCGGTTGAAATAGTCATGGTTGCCTCTCGCAGTCTTGATGAGGGCAAGGCTACGCAAGCCAAGCAGAACGCGCCTTAGGCGGCTGTTGTGTCGGCGGTTGTCAGACGGTGATTGATGGCGGTGTGAGGTCAGGGTGAGGAAACTAGCCCCGAACTTAAACACCACTCAGGACACCTGAAAAATGGCAAAGAAAGTATCGAAATGGTTTCGCATTGGCGTTGAGGGCGATACCTGCGACGGTCGGGAAATTGACGGCAAAGACATTCAGCAAATGGCTGATAGTTTTGATCCGCGCGTTTATGGCGCTCGCATTAACCTCGAGCACATCAAGGGCTTATATCCTGATGGCGATTTTAAACGTCTGGGTGATGTGGTGGAGCTAAAAGCCGAGCAGATTGAGGATGATTCTATTCTTAACGGCAAGCTGGCGTTGTTTGCCAAACTGACCCCGACTACGCCACTCACCGATATGGTGGCCGCCAGTCAGAAGATTTACACCTCCATGGAAATTCGCCGCAACTTTGCCAATACCGGCAAATCCTACCTCGTTGGTCTGGCGGTGACCGATGATCCGGCCAGCCTCGGCACTGAAATGCTGGAGTTTAGCGCTAAGGCCAAAGTGAACCCATTCGCCGGTAAGAAAGATCACCCTGACGACGTGTTTTCTGTCGCCACGCTGGCCGCGCTGGAGTTCGAAGACGTCCCCGACACTTTACTTAACAGCCTGACCGATAAGGTCAAAAACATCTTTAGCCGCAAACAGGCCAGCGATGATGCGCGTTTTAACGATGTGCATGAGGCGGTAACCGCCGTGTCTGAACTGCTACAGAGCAACGGTGAAAGTACCGAACAGCGTTTTTCCACCCTAGAGAAAAAAATCCAGTACCTGACCACGCAGGCGCTCTCTGACAAACAAGAGTTTTCAACCCTGAAAGAACAGCTAGGCACGACTGAAAGTTTTAGCCAACAGCGCCGCCCGGCGGCCAATGGTGGCAATGGTGAAGAGACATACCAAACCAATTGTTAATCGCGTGCCTGTTAACCGGTGCGCCGTGGCGCACCAACCAAATCCTATTTGATTGAGAGAGACTATGCGCCCGAATACCCGCTTTAAATTTAACGCCTTCCTGACTCAAGTCGCGATGCTGAACAGCATTGACGTCGGTGATATTGATAAAAAATTCACCGTTGAACCGTCCGTGACGCAAACCCTGATCACTACGGTACAGGAGACCTCTGATTTTCTGACTCGTATCAATATGGTGCCAGTGGATGAGCAGACCGGCGAAAAGATTGGCCTCGGTGTCACTGGTTCGATCGCCAGCACTGCCGACACAGATAATGGCGGCGAGCGTGAAACCGCTGATTTTGCCGCGCTGGAATCGCGTAAATACACCTGCGAACAGGTCAATTTCGATTTCCATATTCGCTACAACACTCTTGACCTGTGGGCGCGTTATCAGGATTTCCAAATCCGTTTACGTGATGCCATCGCCAAGCGGCAGGCGTTGGATTACATCATGACCGGGTTTAATGGTATTGCGCGAGCGCCTAAGTCCGATCGCAGTAAAAACCCGATGTTGCAGGACGTGGCGGTCGGCTGGCTGCAAAAGTTGCGTAATGAAGCACCTAAACGCGTGATGGATAGTTACACCCACGAAGATGGCACGGTCTCCGACGTCATTCGCATCGGTAAAAACGGCGATTATGTCAATCTTGATGCGGTGGTGATGGATGCTACCAACAGCATGATTGAACCATGGCATCAGGAAGATCCCGACCTTGTGGTTATCTGCGGTCGTCAGTTGCTGGCAGATAAGTATTTCCCGCTAGTGAATCAGGAGCAGGCTAACACCGAAGCTATGGCGGCAGATGTGATTATCAGCCAAAAGCGTATCGGTAACTTACCAGCGGTTCGCGTGCCGTACTTCCCTGCGGATGCCATCATGATCACCCGTCTGGATAACCTGTCTATCTACATCATGGACAGTGCCCACCGTCGTCATATCGAAGAGAACGCCAAGCGCGACCGTGTCGAAAACTATGAGTCGCTAAAAATTGACTTTGTGGTCGAGGATTACGGCTGCGCCTGCCTGATTGAAAATATCGAAGTGGGTACCTTCAAAAAGCCAGAAGAACCTGCGCAAGCCTCGGCACCGGTATCTGACCCAAACGTAGACGAGAAAACGGAGGCATAAGTCATGGCTAGCCCTGCACAGCGTCACATGATGCGCGTGTCAGCGGAGGAGGAAGCGCAGCGCGGGAACACCGCGTTGCGCCATGCCACCGGCTACGAGCTGATGCTGATGAGATTATCCGGCGATATGCGCACCTTAAAAGGCGTGCGTTCCGTTGAGCGCAAGGCGGTGATTAAACGTGGGATGTTACCGGAGTACGCGCCATGGGTGGCCGGTGTATTGGCCGAAGGTCGTGGCGCACAGGATGCGGTATTGATGACGGTGATGGTGTGGAAGCTCGACGCTGGTGACATTGCTGGTGCGCTGGATATTGCTCGTTATGCCTTAAAACATCGTCTTGCCATGCCGACGAAACACAACCGACCTACGGCCTATTTCCTAGCTGAAGATGTGGCTATCGCTGCTGACCGCTTACGTACCGCCGGTGAACCGGTTGAAGTATCGCTTTTACTGGAAACCATGGCACTGACCGACGCCGCAGATATGCCAGACAAAGTCCGCGCCAAACTCCACAAAATCACCGGTCTGGTGCTGCGTGATACCGGCCAGTTAGTGCAGGCATTGGCGCATCTCAAACGAGCGATGCAACTCGATCGGCTGGCTGGGGTGAAGAAAGACATTGAGCGGTTAGAGAGTGCTCTCAAAGCTGCCGCTGCGCTGCCAGTACTGCCAAAACCCGTAGCTAAACCCAAGACAACTAAGCGTGTGCGAACACCGGCTAAACCGGCTACTCGCTTGCGGAAAAAGGCTGCGCCAACCGCCAGCCGTTAACAGAACGCGCCCCGCGCCGGGCGGCACGCAGATAAAACAGGCTTTGCCTTGTTGGCTCTCTGCGTTCACCGCCCACCCATTACAAGGATTTGTCATGACGACAATCATTATCCCTGCGCCAGAAAGCAGTACCAATAAACCGGGGATCGTTATTCCAGTGTCAGAACAGCGCGAACCTGTCATAAAAAATACTTATTTTTGGCCGGATATCGACCCGGTGCGCATTCGTGAGCTGATGCGGCTTGAGTATGTGGTGACGCCTGAACGCCTGCGGGAAGCGATTCGCATGGGGATCGCTGAAACCAACGCCGAGTTATATCTGTTCCGCGAGCGCAATATTGCGGCTGGTTTTTCCTGCTTGGCTGAGGTTCCTGCCGAGAGAATCGACGGCGAAAGCGAGAAGTGTTTTCACTACTTGCGCGCCGTGTCGGCTTTTGCCAGTGCCAGCGTTTACGAGCGCTATCGCGGCTACGATGCCAGCGCCAAAGGTGACAAAAAAGCCGATGCAACTGAGAACACCGCCGATACCTTGTGGCGTGATGCTCGTTGGGCGGTCAGTCGGTTGCAAGGTCGTCCACGCGCCATCATCGGGCAAATCTGATGATGGTTATCGCCTCGCAAGGGGACACGCTCGACGCACTCTGTTTTCGGCATTATGGCCGCACTGAGAGCGTGGTTGAGGTGGTACTCGTAGCCAATCCGGGGTTAGCCGATTTCGGTGCCGTTTTACCCTACGGTACCGCTATCGAACTTCCTGCTATTAACACCGCACCCCAACGGGAGACTGTCAATTTATGGGACTGAGTATGGAGCGAATCAGCTCGGCCATCGCCTACCTTGTCGCGGCGGTGCTGGCATGTATTGGCGCGCTAACGCCGCAGGATATTGCCTTGCTTATTGGTGCCGCCGTGGCGGTCGGCACCTTCTTTGTCAATTGGTACTACCGCCGCAAAAGTTACCGTCTTCTAGAGCGCGTAGCCCTCGATAGGAAGGTGTTTGATGAACTCAATCGTTAAGCGTTGCAGTGTCGCCGTAGTGTTAGCGCTGGCGGCATTACTGCCTAATTATCAACAAATAAAAACCTCTGCGAACGGGCTGGCGTTGATTGCCAATCTGGAAGGGTGTCGCCTGGAACCTTACCAGTGCAGCGCGGGAGTATGGACGTCAGGCATCGGTCACACCGCAGGCGTCAAACCGGCTAATGCCATATCAGAACGGCAGGCTGCCGCCCATCTAGTGGCCGACGTCATTTTGGTAGAGCGGCGCGTCGATCAGTGTATGCCGGTTGCTATGCCGCCGCCGGTGTATGACGCAGTGGTCAGTTTTGCGTTTAACGTCGGTACTGGAGCGGCTTGCCGTTCAACGCTGGCAACCTTTATCAAGCGGCAACAGTGGCGTGAAGCCTGTCAGCAATTACCTCGTTGGTCATACGTTAACGGCGTATGGAATCGCGGTGTGAATAATCGCCGCGCCGCCGAGCTGGCTCACTGCATTAAGGGGATTCAATGAAAACGCTGTTTGTTTTGCTGTTACTGGCCGCGATCGGGCTGTGGTGGATGAGTCGCGAGAATAGCGAGCTATCGCATGGACTTAGCACGGCTAACCAGACCATCGCCACGCAGAAAAAAGATCTCAGTACCGTAAGAAACCAGCTCAACGCGTTAGCTGAAAGCACCAAGCGTAACGAGCTGGCACAGGTTGCATTGCGTCAGCAGCTTGTCGCTGCCCAGCAACTCGACCAACACCGTAATCAACGAATTACAAGGTTACTCAATGAAAATGAAACTTTGCGCCGTTGGTATCAGTCTCTTTTGCCTGACGATATTGCCCGGTTGCACACGCGCCCTGGATTCGACAATCCAGCCGATTATTTACGTTGGTTGTCCGAAGGTGACAAGTTGCCCGATACCGTCCAGCCAACCCAAAACTAACGGCGATCTGAGTGAAGATAATCGCCAATTGGAGCGCGCACTGGTGAGTTGTGCGCTACAAGTTGAAACCCTCAAACAGTGTCAGGAGTCACCGGATGTTAAAGCCGAAAAGCCTGCGTAGTGCGTTAGAAAAGGCCGCACCAGTACTGCGTAATAACCCGGATATGCTAAGTGTATTTATTGATAACGGTACGATAGCGACCACGTTGGCCGCGTCTTTGTCGTTCGAACATCAGTACACGCTGAACCTGATTGTGACCGATTGGCATAGCGATCTGGATTTACTTATTGTGCCGATAAATGCGTGGCTGAGAGAAAACCAGCCGGACATAATGACCACCGATGAAGGCAAACAGAACGGCTTCACCCATTTTGCTGACCTGAATAATAACGGCAGTATTGATATCAGTTTTAGTCTCAGACTCACTGAACGGGTGATCGTCAAACAGGTTGGTAAAGCATTGCATGTAAATCATCTGGAAGAACCGCCAATTCCACAGTGGGTGGAGCGTCCGACGGAACTTTATATCAACGGTGAATTAGTGAGTCATTGGGATGAGTGAGCTTAAACTTTGTGAGGACAGGCTCGCTGGGCTTATCGCTAATTTGACCCCTCCGCAGCGGCGAAAAATAGCCTTTGAGGTAGCAAAGCGTTTGCGAACCAGTCAGCAGCAACGCATCAAACGCCAGCAGACCCCCGAGGGGATGCCGTACTCTGCCAGAAAGCGCCAAACTGCCCGAAGTAAAAATGGCCGTGTGCGCCGAGCCATGTTTATTAAATTGAGTACTAATAAATTTATGGATGCCGCTGGCACGCCAAACACCGCGTTAATTGCGTTTACTACCGGTGTGCGGCGTATGGTGCGTGTTCATCAATATGGCTTAATGGATAGACCTCATCCGAAAGGTAAGCTGGTGAAATACGACGAGCGCCCATTATTAGGGCTAAGCCCGGCAGATAAGCATATTGTTGAGGAGGTTATGACTGCATTCCTCAGTCAATAGCCGTTGTTTAGTCGATCATCCTACGAACTGATATTGCCGCCAAATCCCCCCGGCGGCATCCTTCCCTCATGAGCACACAATCCCAACTTTCTGAAATTCAGCGCTTACTGCGCAACCTTATCCGCACCGGTGTCGTTTCCGAAGTCGATACCGATGGAGCCTTATGTCGCGTTGAAACCGGTGAGATTAAAACCGGTTGGCTTAACTGGCTGACACGTCGCGCTGGCCGTTCGCGTGACTGGTGGGCTCCATCGGTGGGTGAGCAGGTGTTATTACTGGCGGTTGGCGGTGAGTTAGATACCGCTTTTGTGCTGCCTGGAATTCATTGTGATGATTTCCCGCCGCCATCCAGCTCACCTGATGCCTATCACGTCACTTTTCCTGATGGGGCGGTTATTGAGTATGAGCCGGATACCAGCGCGCTAGTTGTTAGCGGAATTAAAACCGCCGAGGTGAGTGCGTCGGTTTCTGTGGTTGTCACCTCGCCGTCAGTCACCGTTACTGCCAGCAAAAAAATCACCCTTGATACGCCCGAGGTGATTTGCACCAACAAGCTGACCACGGCAACGCTGGAGGTACAAAAAGGTGGCGTAATGAAGGGCAACATTGAGCACAGCGGCGGGACGTTTAAATCTAATAACGTGCAGTTGGATAGCCACGATCACGGCGGCGTTCAGCGCGGTGGCAGTCGAACGGAGGGGACAAAATGACATCTCGATATTCAGGCATGAATCGCAATTCGGGGACGCAGCTCGACGACGTCGGCCATATCAGGCAAAGCGTGCGCGACATTCTAATCACTCCTGTCGGCACTAGAGTCATGCGCCGCGAATATGGTTCGCTCCTGTCCGCGTTGATTGATCAACCGCAAAACGCCGCTCTCAATCTGCAAATTATGGCTGCTTGTTATATGGCGATTTTGAAGTGGGAGCCGCGTGTCAGGCTAACGGCCATTACCTTCGATAACCGATTCAACGGTGAAATGGTTGTCGATATCACCGGCCAGCTGAGCGACACCGGCGGTACTTTTTCCCTTAACGTTCCAGTGAGCTAA